TTTCCCCACCCTGTTATAAAAACCCACTGCAAAGTTTAACCAGCCTTGCCTCACTCCCAGGTAGGATGAGGTGGCCCAGTGCAGTGGATTACTCCTTTAAACTGTTGGCTATTGCCAGATAAGCTGCAGCATCTTCCAATGAATCCTGATGATGCCCTTTAGAAAGTCGCGCGATTTTTAGCTGACACATCATGATTGCGACATCGTAGGGGGTTACTTCTGATCCAAGATACTCAGACCAGTAAAGCGCAATCTTGGTAAAGCTGACTACTGGTGGTTCATACTCAGAAGCTCGCTCCCTAATGAGGTCATAGCAGCGTTCAAAGAATGCGCTAATGTTTTCATGTTCATCTGGTGGTAGATGTGGGATGGGTTCAAAGGTCATTTGGTTTCCTTATAAATATCTAAATTAAGAAAGCAGTTTTTTACCGCACTCTGTGCAAACCAGCTTTATAGAATCTTTGTTTTCTGCAATGTTTAGCCACTCATGGTAGCTAATCCATTCGTTGATTTCATATCTAGTCCAGAAGATTGGGCTAGTCTTGCCACACTCGTAGCATTTGACTTGGTTGGTAGCTGCACTGATGGGAAATATATATTCGTCTTTGGGTGCAGTGAGCATAGCCACATGCTGACCCATAAAGATTGCCCTGAAATCATGCCAAGCATCAAGATAAGATTTACCTTTTGGACCCCATGTATTCATTCTTGGCATCTGTAAAAGTGCCATCCTAATTAACCATTTCCTGAAATCATTATCAGTTTTAATTAAATATTCTCGATAAAATAATGCACCATCATTTTTCCCACCAATGTATTGCCCACTCCAAGTGAAAGCATGATCCCAGTTGCAGGTTAAATAATTAGCCTCAACAACTTTTACAATGTTTTTAATGGCAGACTTGTTTGCCAACCCCTGCACCAAATGACCTACGCTAAAGTAAGGGTCATCATATTTCATCGTGCTAAATTCTAGGTCTTGTGGAAATGGTATCTTTTCTAGTTGTTCTAGTTTCATAGTAGTACTGTTCCTTAGTTTTTTAATGATCGCAAAGTGATGTCTAAAGCCTTCTTTTTTAGGTCAGCTTGAGCCTTATCAAATAAATTTATTTTCTTGTGGGAATCTTGAAGAATCATAGCCCCAGTAAAATCTGCCACAACTTTTCCATTGTGACTAAAAGTAAATATGTCATCTTCTTTTACATCTACCTCAGACAAAAATCTTCTCATAAAAAAATATGGATCATTTAACTCTTCATCTTTTAATGAAATCATTTCTTGTTGAAGTTTATTTATTTTGGTAATAGATTCAGCAATCCTTTTTTTATCACCAATTTTTTCTGCTTCATGTAAAATTAAATATGCATCTCTTGCTCGTATTAATTGTGCCCCAGTGCAAGAATGATGATCACCCTTTTCTGGATAATCTGTAATAGCCGTGTAGGTCTTGTCTGGAATAATGTTTTCACAAGCTCCATTTAGACATTTGATTGCTTCTTCAGTTGAAAGTTTAAACATGACAATTATTCCTTCTTAGATTTGTGTGTGTTTAATATCAGGCTGGTCTAGTCGAACAACAAGTTCGGTGTACTACTACAAGTCCGTATATCTCATATGGATTAACCAGCCCGATGCTCATGAATATTAATGCTGTCAGTGGGTGGGTGCTGACAGCCCCATCAAGGTATCTCAGGGGCAATGATAACCCTGCCACCCCAGATGGGTAGGTCTAGAAGGGCAGGTCATCCAGTTCAGCCTGGAGTTCTGCATTGGATTCTGATAGTTCATCAAGACCAATGGCAGGGTAGCCATTAGAGGTGGTGGACTTATGAAAACTCAGGATGTGATTGGTCAAAGTTTCCCCAGCCTTGATCAGTTCATTTTCATAAGGCTTATTAAACTTTGGACCCCATGCTTCAACATCAAAGCCAATCCTACCCAAGCTGGTTAGCAGTCTTCTGAAATCTGCATCAGTCTTTAGCCAATAAGTGATCTGAGTTTCTACCCCTGCCAACATCACTTTGATCTGATAGGTCTGTTTTTTCTCACCAGTTTCCTTGACAGTTATTTCAACAAAACCAGCAAAGGAAATCTTGCCAGAATACTTGCCATCAGCAAGATCATTAGCCTTGGCAAACTTTGACTTTGATTTCAAATCCTGTTGCTCATTCATAAAATCCATTAATCATTCTCCTATTTAATTCTTAAAGAAGTTCCGCGCGGTAGTAATTTGACACCCTCAATAGCCGTACCCATTTCCAAAGCTTTCCTGATGCTTCCGTTATCTGCTTCAATGGTTATCTTTTGGAACTGAACTGGTAACTGATCTGCTGGCACATCCACCACTAAGGGTTGGACCCCACCATTATTGGCAATTGAAACTTTAAAGGTTTTGCATTCAAGCTTTTGAATGGATTGAGTTTCAAAGAAAAACTTAAGCCTTTCCTTTAGACTCTTAACCATGTTTTCATTGGTCAGGGCTAGGTTCCTAATCCTCTTGGCTTCTGCTTGCCTTACTAATGCCCTGCCTTCAAGCTCCCTAATTAGCCAGCAGTAGTTTTCAATCTTGGCTTCAATGCTGCCTTCAAGTTCTTTTAATAAATCATCAATGGTGGTATCGATTTCCCCTGTCAACTCCCCTGCATCATCAGTCTTGGCTTCTGTTTCCATCCAGAATTTCATGATTGCTGCAGAGGAGGATAAATCAAATAAGCTCATTATTTAGCCCCCATCTTTTTGGCTATCAGCTTTTCAGCATCAATCCGTTGAGCTTCTACCAACTGATCCACAGAGGAAACTTTGTAGTATTTCAGCATCCCCTGCATGGTGCCAGGGAAAGCATGCTCGACTGCTAGGCATGCCTCTTGAAAAGTTTCCATGGGTTTATGCTCATCAACTACTACTGGTGCTGCCAGAGATGCGACAACAGGTCTGATAGGCTGAGCTTGAATCTGGGATTCCACCTCAGTTTCATCCAACCAACCCAAACCGCAGATAGATAAAGTGACCCTGCGCTTAGCTTTAGTTTCAGCACACATAAGTTTGTTAGACCTAGCTTCACCCATCAAACCCTTAAGGGAAACTACCCCACAGGATTCATCAGTGCGCCCTGTCATGTCCTCAGCCCTGGCTGTCACTGTGTAGATGTCTTCCACCAGTTCCCTAGATAGGATCTGAATAGATACCCCATGAAGTTTCCTTAACTGATCAGAACATGCCCTAGTTGCGTATAACTTTAACTTTCCGCCCAGTGGGATGAACTCAAAGGGTTGGGTGTGTGGGTTCAGGCCCAAGCTTTCACAGACCCTAAGGTAATAGGCACTGCGTTGGTCTTCACTAAGGGTAGATAGATCACCCTGAATAAGAACTGCATCCGTTTTGATAGCTGCCATTTCGGCAGGTTTACCAGTATTATTTTTTGTCTTCAAAGCTGTCATTTAACATTTCCTTGCGAAAGATTTTAAAGTTCCTTGGTCCTTCAAAAACCATTTGATAGGATCCATCCACTGCTCTTTTAAGGGTGACTACCAGAATTTGGTTAGGATCACTCTCATCCCAGATCATTACCGATTCATTCACTTTTCTTTCTAATACCAGTGGCATCCTTGCTACTCCTTATCTTTGGGTTCATCGTCATGTAAAACCGCCATATACTCTGCCAGGACTTCTAGATGTCGTTTCACCCTCCCTTCAATGTGTTTTTGTTGTCGTTTGGTATTCTCAGGGTGTAACTGGGAACTGAAGTCCAAGACCTTGGACATCTGATCCAGTAACAGGTTTGCCATTTGTCGTGTCATCCGTGCCATGTGTGTCACTCCTATAAACTTATTCTATCTTAATAGTTTACAGTTGTCTGTCTGACACCTGCCTGACATCTGCCGGCAGAAGTCTGACAAAGCTATCTGTTGATTTTGTAACCACCCTTGGCTCGGATGATAATCATGCGTTCGACCATGTTGGACAGGCATGCTCGGAAGGAAGAACTGTTTTCAAGCTCTAGAAGATTGGCTATCTCTTGGGCAGATATGATTTCCTTTTTAACGAACTTAAGGATTAGCAATTCAAGTTCGGTAAAAAACCGCCAATGCTTGGGTCGCTTATTTTTCTTCTTGGGAGAGGGTAGGGCATCCTGCCCTGATTGTTCATCCTGAACTAGTTTAAAATGTTTCGCATCGTCTTGATTATTATTCATGGTTAGAATCCTTTCTAAATAGTGTTGTCTAAAGTGTTAGTTTTGAATTTCATGATTGAGGCCACCAATAAAGTCACCATTGGGAATCGGTGTCCCTGCATAGTGACTGGTCATCCGCTGATCAGTATGACCCAGCAATATTCGTGCAGCCTCTAGACCATGCATTGTCTGCATGTGTCTGGCTCGGCCAGAGCGAATGCCCCTAATAGTCCATTCAGGCGGGTTCGTTAGGATTCCATTCTTAATTAAATGTAGGGTACATTTTTTCACTTGCCGTTGGTAGGTTAGCCGTGTCAAAAATCCTTCAAGATTTTTTTTACTGGGAAACAGGAATCCTTTAGGGCATGGTTCAATCTGCTGAACAATCCTAATGGCATCAGAACCTAGGTATAACTGCCGATCCTGACCCCTCCAAGCACCCTTATGGTCAGGTAAAGTCCAGATCCAGAGGTCAGGCTTAACTTTGGAAAAGTTGTTGGAATTGATCTGCACTATCTCGCATGGCCTAGCAGCTGTCAGCCAGTGCAGCTGAATTAGGTTAGAAAGATATGTAGGTAAATGTGGTAGGAGTTCTGCAATTTGTATCCATGTAACAGATTTAGTCCTGACTGGGGATCTACCCTGCCTAGGGTTAGGCATCCACATAGACTTGCAAGCCAAGTAGGTTGCCTGAGAAACCTTGCCCTGCTCCCAGCAGAAACCTACCCACCTGATAATTCGGTGCAGGTATTCCCTGATGGTCTTGCGGGCCAACCCCTGAGCAATCATGTGATCCCTAAATTTTCTTAGGTGGGATACAGCTAATTTCTTGGGATCGGGTAAACTGACACACTCCATGAACTTAGCCTGGGCGCATCTGTGGGTGGTTAACTCGGTTGAGTTTTGTAGATAGGTCTGGAGGTAGTCCAGAAAATTACGAAACGAAATGGTTACTAAACTTTTCATAGGGTTCCATCCTAGTAAGGGCAATTAAAAACCTTATCTAGGACAAACCACTTATATCAGTCGGGGAGACAGGATTCGAACCTGCGACTTCTTGGTCCCAAACCAAGCGACTTTGTACTAGATAATTAGAAGTCTAGTAGATCATCCTTATCGATGTCAAGGGTAATTCGTCTAGGTGCCCAATTATTTGATAACACACCTTTTCTTTTCTTCATGCTTCCATCTGATTTAAAATAACAATCTGGTGTTACCACTGCATCGTCTGGATGATGAATTTCCCTAAGATCTTCTAGCCTCTGCGCCATCACTGCCATCTTTTCTTCTGACCCTGGTAGAAACTGAGTGGGCATATCTGGCAACCCAACAGGTTCTAGAAATGCGTTGGTATTTCTTTCTACCCTGTGTCTGGTTTCAATTTTAAGGGGATTAGATTCTGGCCGTTGATAACAGGCCAAGCAGAGGTTTCTAGATTTGTGTGGTTTCGTTTGGCCGCATAATAAACATTCAATCAGCCGGACTGTAGGCATCGGTGATCCTAGTGCGGATCCATCCTAAGGTCGTGTTTCAATTTTTCGATAATACCTCACAGAATCCATCCTAACATCTCTGTTATGAGAGCGCCAGTTTAGCAGGTGGCCATGAACAAAGTGACAGCGACCACTTCCCATGCAGAGGGTAATTAGATTTTCAAAGTCTAGTTCTAGGGATTTACCTGCAGGGGTATGGTATGGTGTGACATGATGCACTTCTAATTTTTCGGTGCTACCACATGCAGCGCAGAAAGGATTCAACTTTAAAAACTGCGTTCGGACCCCAGGCCATTTGGATGACCTAGGGATTCCAAAACATAATCGATCTGGCTGCCTAGAGTGCAGCATTAATGATCATCTTGATCAGGACTTTCAGAACAATTGCCCAAGGGATAATGCCAAGCTCAACTGGTGCGCCCTCTGCGGGTCGTTGATATTCCCCCTTAAGCTTTTCTAGAAGGGCTACCACCTCATCATCCGAGATGGGGTAATCCTGCACAGGTTCAGGTTCTGCGCTTTTAACTGGTACTTGAGTAGCAGCATAACCTGCCAAATTCCAAGCTGCGTTGAGGGCAGTCTGCAAGGGGATTGGTTTTCCTCTGAGTCTGTCGATTAGTATTCCTACACCTTCAATAGGTAAGTCCTGGGGAAATGGTAATAGCATTAGTTCTTTTTCTCCTGTGCTTCTAGGTGGTCTGAAATCTTTTGTGTTAGATGAATAATCTGACTGCTTTGATCGTGTTGAGTGTCTACGATCCTACTAATGCCAGCTTCTAATCGGTCTAGGAATATTAAGTGCCTTTGATGGATCGGCATTAGGATATTTGTGCCAAGCCATCTAGCACTATTATGTAGTCCATAACCAATTGCTATAAGGGCCACACATGGTAGACCTAAGCGATCCAGGATAGTTATCCAATCAAAGTTAGCCACAGCATCCCCCCCTTTTAAATCTGCCTTTAATTCTAAATCGGTCTCGGGTAATTACTTTGGTAGTGGAGCTGTTAACGGCTGCACCTGATACACATGATTGGCTGAATCGTTTGCATTCTTCACAGGAAGAATCCACTGGGGTCATCGCCAAAACTGTTGCTAAAATAAATGACATACTTACTCCTGTTAAATTAACCAATCAAGTTTCTGTACTGGGAAACCCTCAAAATTAGATAAGGAAAACACTTCCCCATCCTTACAAATCCAATCCATGTCCTTAGCCTGAATCCAAAAACCACCTTCTGGCTCATGGTAATTACCAGGGGATTTCCCATGGCAGACACCCCATGAATTTTGAATCCAGAAAATGTCGTTAAGTTCAGGATGATCCACCCATGCTAAGACACACATTTGATGGCCCCACTGGGTCACCCTTCTATTCAAGATGACTGCAGGTGTGCCTTTAATTGGTGGGTTCATTTCCCCACCCCAGTTAGAAGCACAGGTTAAGGGATACCCATTGATCAATGCAGCCTTGGCTTCTTGCCATGATTTGATTCTGGCTGATGTTTGCAGGGTGTATTTTTTAGACTGCAATAGGAATGCAGGTTTGATAGCTGCACCATCTGACCACTGCATTTCCGCAGCTTCCCCCCATGTCCATGCCCCATCCACTAGTTTGGGTTTAGGAACAGAAGGATCATCGGAAGGCAGGGTGCCAAATTTCATCAAGGCTTCTATGGCAGCAGATCCGAAACTTCCTTCACCTCTACCACTCATCCCAGCAAGTTCGCGCGATTTCCCATAGGGCAATAACCAGAATGGACATACTGGATTTTCAAGCTGGCCTAGTTGGTTGACCTCTATGGATTCCAAGCACCACAAAGCCATACCTAGGCCATTGCCTACGCAACTGCCAGTTTGTTGATAAAAGGGTTTATGATCGTAAATGAAGCGATAGAGAAGGGCTGAGGTGGGTTCTTTGTATTTGCCCCTGATCTTAAATGGTTCCCATCGAGATTGAATTTGGGAATCCAGTTCTATCTGTTCTGATGTGCGGTCACTGGGTGGAATCCATCCTAGATTGGTTGGTCCGGTCATTTAGTTATTCGTTCCAGTGCCTTAGATATTTCCAGAAATTTCCCAGATATCATCTTTTTTATTTTTTCATCCAGTTTTGCATCTGGATCAGTCGGGAAATTTACTAACTCTGATTGTATCCTTACTCTTATTTCCCGCAAATCTGAAGGACTTAGCACCCTTGCCACTGCTTCTTTGCATAGCCCTAATAATTCCCCAGCAGTCTGGACTTCCTCACCCTTAACAGTAGTTGCAAAGCTGGCATAAAGGCTGGATAGTTTGGTTACTTTAGATTGTTTATCATCCTCTGAAAGTGACACATAAAGTGACTTTAGTTCTTTGGTTAATTTGCTGGTGGTCTCATCGGGTGCTGGGGTGGGTTCGGGTGGATTACCAATGCAGACTGTGGTTAGTGCAGGTTTAGATGCTAGATCCCCTTTGGCTGCATAGGCCAAGACTCGATACTTACCAGGAGCATTTGCGCTCACCACTGCGGTGGTGGTATCCCTGAGCAGCTCCACTGGAAAAAGGTTTAGCCCTTGATCAAGGACCACCCATTGAACAGACTTGCAATCGGTCACACTGGGGATGGAAATGAATTGCCCTGGTTGCCCATGGATTTCTTGAGGCAGGGTAACCTGCTGACCAACTACTAAAAAAAAAGAAATTAGTATTAGGTTCATAATTTATTTCCGTTTCCACTGTTTTATTTTCTGATCAATTACCACAAGAAAAAAAAATCCAGCTATAAAAGGCCATGTCAGAATAGTAAGAATCCATTTCCAAATAAATTCCATGTTATACCTGTGCATCAAAGTGTTGTTTAAGTAACTTCTTAAGCTGTTTAATTTTCAAATCCACTTCACTACCTTCTGGAAAAAAGTCGGCATCATTAATCGTTTTCTTTTTATTGCGATTGATATAGGTGACATTAAAGCCTGTAATGTTTTCACTGGTTGTGGTTTCGGTAATAAGTATTTCCATGATTTAATCCTAGGTTTTGATGATGTAATTTAAGACCACAACAGGAGGGATGGTGTCGTGTCGGCCACCGCCACCATTTGCTGGAATTGTGTGCGAGTGATCGGCAACGGTGTTGGTAAGAGTGTAACCAGTAGACCCAATCCAGTTAGATCCTGAAGTGGTTGTCGAATTACCACCGCTGCCAACATAAACAAAACCTGGGTAACTTCCTTGAGTGTGGCTATGGCTACCAGCGTTTCCAGTAGATCCATTATGGCTATGACTCGGCATTTCTGCCGTTGTTAACAGATGCGTTTCTTCACCTAGCCACTGGCCCCTAGTCCTAGCTGTTTGTGCCGTTCCACTCGGTGCGCCTGTGCCTGATGCGTTCTGCCCTGTGCCAGTACCAGCACCCATCGGGAGCCTGCCCCTCAGGTCTGGCAGATTAAAACTTAGTGCGCCTGCCCCTGTGTAAGCTGATCCACCATAGGTGTTAGATATCACTGCATGGAGTGCTAGGTAGCTAGAACTACTTACGCTACTGCCATCACAAAGAAGATACCCAGTAGGTGCGCTGGCCCCTGCATAGGGCATGAGTGCGCCAGTTGGCATGGAGGAAGAAGTGGCTGGGGTAGTGCTTTGCCAAGTCGTTCCATTTGATGTTAGTAGGTTGCCAGATGTACCAGGTGCAACAAAGCTTGGGGTGCTGGTGCCGTTGCCTAAAATGACATTGTTTGCGGTCAAGGTGGTTAATCCTGTGCCACCTGATGCCACAGCAAGTGTTCCGGTATGGTCGGATCGATTAAGTGAACCCACCAAAACATTAGCACTGCCCGCTGCATTGCCTAAGTAGATTTTACCATCGGCTGCATTTATTCCAAGCTCCCCACTAGCCAGAGTAGGTGTGTTTGTAGCCGTGTATGATCTCTTGGGCTTGATGATGTTTGCCATGGGCAGTCCTTAGAAGGTTGACCCATCAATGGTAGATGAACTAGAAAGATAGTCAGTGCCTGCACTTGCTGCGGT